CCACCATAAGGATTCATAAACATACCCATAGGATTAAAACCACCCATACCAAACGGCATCATTCCCATGGGTTGTTGATAGAAGTTAGGCATTTGCTGTCCATCACCTGTATTTATCAAATCTTTCTGACCCGGATGAACAGCAGGTTGTAGCGTTCCCGTTCCTGTCTCCTCTCCTTTAGGCTTTACAGAATCATCTGCAATACCAGCTAATCCAGTACCATCCGATTTAAACTGATTTCTATATGCAACAGGGTCAAAATTTTCCACTGTACTTCTCCTACCTTTTAAATGCGCCTATTGACTTAACACCAAAGCTTGCGCCGATTGACACGAGGATTCCCCAGCTTAACCACTCTGGACAATCCTCTCTTAAAAACCTAAAACCTTCTGCTATGTACGGCTGTGCTGGTGGATAGAAACAAGCACATAGCATAGACACAAAGAAAACCGTCCACAACTCGTCTTTCCACGAGTCCTGTGAAGCAGTCATAGCTTTCTCTTCCCAAGCTGATTCACTGGCTGCATGTTTAGCTGCGCCCTCTAGCTTTGCAAGCTCTAGCCTTTGCTTTGCTTCTGCTTTCTTTTGTTTTCCTTCAAGCCAAGTACCAGCTAGTCCTGCAATTGGCCCCAGTAATCCTTGTAACATTATTCGTCTTCTCCTGTCTCCATCATTTGTGAGAGTTTGGCGGCTCGTCGTCCAACCTGTCTAGCCCATCGAGAGTCGAGCATTTCCACCGCTGCTTGTTTGTAGTCTCCATCTTCCAAAGCTCCCCACATATTTGAAAAGGCAGATAGACGAGGTATCCCAAGATTAAAAGCCATATCAAGAAGAACCCTAATGCGTACCTCACTAAGCCCCACAACAAAAGGAAACTTTCTAACAAGCTCTCGCTCAACAATCTCAATATCGTTCTCACATAGAAAACGGGCTTCGTCTTCAGTAATACCACGGTCATCAAGATTACGCCCAATTCCAATCGTGAGATGCCCAGCCGTACATCTATAAGGTTTAAGCTCCAGCCCCTCGTGATAGATAATAAGGTCAATTAGTTTCTCCCTGTCGTATTCCATTATTATTCAATTCCTACATCTTGATATACGTTATAAATTTTATCTGTTGTTTCAAATAACTCTTCAGGCAAACCTATTTCCTGCAATCTTAAATTTGTTTTTTCAAATTGTATTGGCTCATTTACACCTTGTTGCGCCTTTGCAATATAGTCCATAGTAGTTTCTGGAATTGTAAATTGATTTTTTAATGACAATCCTTTTTGCACTTCGTCGTCAAACATATCACCATAAAGTTGCTCGTAGTTTTCAGTAAGAGAACGCAGTCTTTGAAGCTCGCCCACTCTAACATTATTTGCCCCTATATACAAATCAATAAGTTCTGGATAGTCTTCTTTAGTTAAGTTTGGATTTTTATCTACAAACTTTTTAAATCTGCTATCAGCATTTTCAATATCTCTAATAACATCTCCAAAAGCATAACGTGTTCCTGCTGTTAAATCTAAAGATTGTTTTTTAATACCATAAGTTGCAGGAGAAAATACATCACCTGTTTCTCCATCAGGCCAACTGGCAAATGAGTTTGGTTTAACAGCAACATTAATACCTTTCTCTTGATTTTTTGCAAGACTTTTTTCGTACTCCTGTCTTTTAAATATCATATCCACAAACTTAGGAGTAGCAACTTCTACAAGAGGAGCAACAGCAGCTTGAACATAATCTAAATTAGATAACCCACCCTTCCCTTCTTCTTCTATTCTTTTACCTTCCAGTGTTTCAATAAACGCTTCTGTAATCATAGAAGGTGCAACAAAAGGTCCAGCAGCAGACTCAAATAAACCAGCACCTATTCTTTGCAACTCTTCAGCTGACCTAGTATCGTCTACCTCTCCACTACCAATAAGTTCGTGCATCCCTCGACCCATAACTTTTAAATAAGAAAATGGGTCAATAGGACCAAGGTTAATATAATCTATTCTTTTATGCCCTCTATCATCTTCGTAAAGACCGCTTAAATATATACGGTCTTGGTTATGCTCATATGAACTAACAAGATTATTAACTGCATCTGTATCTTCTTCTGTTAATCCTACCATACGAGCAGAAAAATCTACAAGCGCATCCCCTGCAACACCAGTAGCTGTTATACCCGCAGCACGTTTAGCTCCTTCTTTAAACAAAACCTCATCACCACTAGTTAAATCTTTTAAAGTATACTTAGCTAAGTTTTTAGATATACGTGTCATTTCTGCAGGAAAAGATACATAGTCACCAAAAGGCATACCACGTAAACTTTTAATAGCACGAGGAACAAGATTATAGTTAGGCATTAAATCTCTTGTTCTTTCTGCAGCCATCCTTTCAAGCCCTTCTTCTTTTGCATTCTTTAATGCAAGCTCTCTGGCTTTAGCCTCTGATAGTTTATTAAATTTTGGATTATTTCTAATTTTAGTCAGTTGTCTGTCTATATCTCTAAGGTTAGGTTTAAAGTTTTTAAACATTTTACTTTGTCTTAAATAGTTTTTTGTATTTTCAAAATGTGCTACTTTAAAAAAGTCATCTTCTGCTTGATATAAGTCTGTTATTTTTTTATTTAATTTTTTTACTGGCTTAACAACAGAAGCATTTGAAATCCACTTCTCAGCGTCAGTGTCAAAAGCTTTTAAGTTTCTTCTTACAATATTAGCTTCAAGATTACTATTGACAATACCTAAATCAACGTATCTTGCATATTGTTCTGCTATTTCTTTATTAGACATACCAGATAATTTTTTAGCTATGCCTGTCCCGTCAATAGCTTTAGCAGCTTCTTTAAATCCTGATACAGGAATCATTCCATTAGCAACAGTTAAAATCATATTACCCATTACGTTACGCCCGTGAGTAATAGGACTTAAAACTGTTTGAGTTGTTTGAGTAAAACCTTTAGCTCTCATAAACAATTTAGATAATTCATTTGCAGGACTCATTAAATCTAAACCGTTTTGAATAGCGTTCTTATATACGTCTGTTGTGTATAAACCTTCTAAAGGATTATCTAATATTTCAGAAGAGCCTTTACCAAATATAGCACCAAGTTTTGTACTCATTACATCACCAAGATTTTCTGATAAATGAACATTTTTACCTGTACCTACTCCTGTAGAAACAAGACCTTTAGTTTTTAAATGTGAAGCTACATCCTTTAAATATTTTTGTTGAGCAGTGAGATTAGATAAATTAGTAAATGTATTTATATAATTTTCATATGGATTTTTTCCAGGTTTTAATATATCTAAAATACCATCAGGAATATTTTCTTGTTTTTTAAATCCACTTTTAACAGAAAGATTAGAGTTTCTAAATCCTGTTAATCCTTGAAACATGTCTAATGCTTCATCTGAAGTTTTTGTTTTCTTTAACAAGTCATCCAGCATTGTCATAGCAGCAGCATCATCTTTTACACCAGAACTTTTAATAGCGTTTAAAGCATTTCTAAACTTACCCTGTACATCTTTACCAGTCTTTTTAAAATTTTTAAAATCTTTTAAAACTTGTTTTGCATATTGAGGGTCTTCAAACAAATCGTATGTCTGAGTAATATATGTATCTGCATTCTTATTTACTTTAGTTTTTAAATTACCTTTTGTACCTTTACCAAATTCTTTTGATAAAGAAGTAAGATTACCACGCATTTCTTTTACAATTTCTTTAACAGGTTCTTTTAAAGAGTTTAACGCTCTTTGATTACCAGCTAAAGCATCATCAAGAATGCCTGTAATACTAGCTGTTTCTTTTCCGTATTCTTTTTTTACAGCATCTTTTAAATCTAACGAAAGACCTTTCGCTCTTTCAAGAGCGGCACGACCAGCTTGGCTTGCCTCAACTTCTAAAGCAAGCATTGTATCATCTGCACCCATACGAGAAGAAAGTTTACCTAAACCACGAGCAATAAGACCACTATTAAACACAGGAAGTTGACCTACAGCTGTGGCAGTTTCACTATAAAGTTTTCCAACAGGACTTGTTACATACGATAGACCCTGTATTAAAGGTTTCTTGTAAGCATTAGCAACAGCTAGTGGAGCAAAGGCAGCACCCAAACCTAAGTTAGCCATAAATCCTTTTAGTTTTGCCTCTGCAAAAGAATCATCAGGGTCTGTAGCTAGTCTATCTAAAAATTCTGTAGACTCAGGAAAAGTTTCTCTAAGAACATTAGCAATATTATCTTCAGCTGTTTCAACCGCAGCAGCACCAGCAGCAAAAGCAACACCTGAACCAGCAGCCTTACCTAGCTTTCTTCCTTTTTCACCAGAAGTTCTGGCTATCTTAGACATTAAAGAACGTGTTGCTGGGCTATTTCCTTTAATACTTTTAATTGCACCTGTGCCTATCTTTTTAGCTAACCCACCTGCTGTAATATAAGAAGCTAACACAGGGACAAACTGCTCTCCTGTAGCATACAAACCATCGCCGTGATATGGGTCAAAAAACTCATCGACATATTGGGCTGCACCTTCAGGTACTATATCTTTTAAACCTTCTTGAATAAACTCTGGAGTCATCTGACCCACAAATCTACCCCCTGCTCTTATAGCAGATTCAATTGCTTTATCAGGGATATATTCTATATCTTTATCACTTGCTTGTAAAGCTCTAAAATCAACCTCTCCTTTACCTACAGCTTCTTGATATTTTTTATTAGCAGAAAAAAACTCTTCTGTATTTATATTTTGTTTGTTTTCTATGTATTCAGTAATAGCATCTTTATTTGCAGATAATTCACCTGCATTTATTTTTTCTGTAACCTCATCAAGAGTATTATGAAAAGTCTGACTTCTAAAACTCATTACCATTTTAATTTATATCATCTTCCTCATCTAAAAGTATTTTTGATAGGTCATTCTTAAGTAATGCTGCTTGGTCTTTTGCTGCGTCTGGCGTTATTTTTTTATCAACATCATCTATATCTAAATCTAAATCTAAATCATCAGGTTTTTTAGATATAGTTAATTCATTAAACATTCGTCTTTTAATTTCATTATCTATTTGAGCCGATGTTACAGTTCTTCCTAATGCACCTAACCTTGCATCAGCTAAAACTAAATTAGTTACCTGACCTAATAAAAGTTGTTTATCTTGAGGTTTTCCATATTTTTTAGAGAGACGAGCTTTAGGAAGTCCTGTAAGTTCCTTTAAGAAACTATCAAATTCACTATCTGAAAGACCTTGATAATCAGAAGGAAGGTCTGCTGCTCCTGCTTCTAGTTTCCTTGCTTCAGCTTCTCTAAGTTTATCAATAATAGTTGCCTCTGTTAAAAGACCTTCCAGTTCTTTTGTTCTGGCTACATCCTCAATTCCTTTTCTTTCCTTCTCTAATGCAGAAAGCTGTTGAATAGACGAAGGAGCAGCCGAACCAATAGCAGCTAACGCACCACGACTAGGGTCAGCAGCAAGTATATTAGCACCTAATTGAGCAATAGCAAATCCTTTATCTTCTCTAATTCTTTTCTCTTCTGCTTCTTTATCAAAAGGTTTTCTTTCTTTTGCAAGTTGTAAAAGTCTTTTTAAAACTTCTTCTTCATTAGCTAAATCAAGCACACTATTACCTGTAACTGTACCACCTGGTTGTCTATATACAGTAGACAAACCACCCTTACCTATATCACCACCTTCTTTAAAGAATCCAAGACCACGACCAAGACCAGCTGCAGCAGTAAGACCACCTACAGCTTGTTGGAAACCTGAAGGCTGTGCTTGTTGCTGTTGTAAGTAACCAGAAGGAACACCAAAGGCCATACCAGCATATCTTTCCAATTGACGCATTGGATAATCTCTTTGTTGTTGGAACTCACCAAAAGAAATATCTGCACGCTGTTGTCCAAGACCACGCTGTGCCTCACCAACACCAGATAAGTACCCTAGTTCACGATAACCTTGACCAAGAGCTTGCTGACCAAGTGAGCCGTATTGTCCAGATAATGAACCTAGCCCACCAGCTAGTTGACCATACTGTCCCGCAAGTCCTGCAATACCAGCACCAAGCTGTTGCTCTCTTGCTCTTTGTGCAGCAGCCTCACCTAAACCTACTTGTTGTTGTTGTGCTGCAGTCTGTAATGCTTGTTGATAAGCAGCCTGTGAACCACGAGTCTGTATATCTGCCAAACGTGTACCTAAATCAGAAGCAGCCTGTGACTCAAGAATAGCTTGACGAGAACCACCAAACGCACCAGCACCAGCAGACTTAGCTCCAATAGCTTGCGCAGTTTGTAGTGCATCTTGTCGTGCCTGTCTTTTATCAATATCAGTTACAGCTTGTTGATAAGGGTCAATATACTTTTGTATATCTTCGCCTGTTAAACCAAACTTACCAACTTCATCTAAACCAATAGCACGAGCGGCATTACGTTGAATGTCACCAGACTCAGCTAAAGCACCCGCTCCAACACCAAGAGCCTGACCCGTTTGTCCAAGATAACTGTAAGCAGGATTGTAGTAAGCAGCAGAAGATGTAAGACCTGGAGCCATAGATGCTAGACCATACTGACCAGCCATTTGTTGAATACCTTGTTGAGCCGCAAGTTCTTGTGGCGTAAAGCCTACAACACGTTCACCTGGATATGCTTGATAAGGAGCATCTACTTGTCCTTTAGCACGGCTAAGAACATCAGTAACATAAGGACGTAAAGTAGGTGCAATGTCTTGTTGTTTTTGACCACCGCCGCCACCACCGCTATAACAAACATGAGAGTTAAGTTTTTTATTTAGAAACTTATCTTCTGTTTCTATTTCTAAACCTAACAAATCTTCAAAGGTATTTTTATTTTCTACTATAATCATAATATATTATTCCATTGTTATTGTAAACAGTGTCTGTTCATCACAGCCATACTTAGGCATTATTCTTTTCCAACCTTTTCTACCCATAGCACTAATCTTATTACAGTTAAAGTTTCTTGCTATTTCTTTGTAGCAGTCTAACATATATTGATAGTCTACTTTCTTACCTTCTATACCTGTTGTTATACACACATGTAAGTAACAGTTTAAATCAAAAGGCGTTACACATGTAACAAAAATAGAATTTAATTCATTATCTTCTAAAACACAAAACAACTGCCATTGATTTGTTTTAAGTCTGTGATATGTTCCAAAAATACTATAATCATTGTTATCTACTTTGTCTATAGCCTTTTGTATTAATACAGCAAATAAATCCCAATGCTTATCTATATCAGTATGTGGTATTTGAAAATATTCTTTTGTCATTAAGCAAGTCGGCTAATTTCTTTAGCCCCATCAACCTGTTTGGGCTGTGCCTCCTTACCATATACTTTCTCTCTCAAAGCTAATCTAAAATTATCTAATTTTTCTGCGCCAGCATCAGAGGAACCATTACCTAATGCTGCTACTGTGAATGCATCCATAACATATTCGTCAGGACTTAACATTGCTTGTTTAATTTGTGGGTCGCCTACAACTTCAAATGATACATTGTCTGACATACCATCACCTTCTGGTGCTTCTACCATTCCAGAAAACATTCCTGTATCACCACCTTGTGCCATATAAGTTGCAGGTACATCTCCCATACTTCCACCTTCAGCAGCCATGCCGCCAAACTGTGCAGGTATTTGTACAGGTGAGTAGTTGAAGAACTGAGGTGTAGCACCGCCCTGTCTAATGTATCTATCTATATCAGCAGAAGAAGCTGTCTGTGTCATTTGTGTAGATGGAACTGTAGATGGTGGAGTATATGTAGGCTCTTTAGGTAAAGGTATTGGCGCACCTGCAATAGCACCTAGACCTGCTCCAGCTGTTTGTTTCATAACTTGTTGACCTACAGCATTTTTTGCTGATTGTAAGGCTGCTTGTTTTGTTAAACCTGTTGCACTTGAATCTAATATGCTTTTAGCAATAGTTTCCTCTGCACCCTGACCTAAAGCTTTTTGACCCAATTGAGATGTAAATGTAGGCGCACTAGCAGCTGAAGTAGCTCCCTTTGTTAATGTTTCTTCAGCAGCTTTTTGTCCTACACTTTCAGCACCTTTTAAACCACCAAACATACCAGCAGTTACACCACTTGCCAAACCTTGTGTTAATGCTTCTTTTGTACTTGCACCGCCTAGTTTAGCACCAATAGCAGCACCACCACCAGCAGCTGCTGCACCAGCCAAACCTGTTAGTGCTGTTCCAGCCGCTGCTCCACCCATCATAAATGGAATAGCATAAGGCGCAGCAATAGCACCGAGAATAGGAAGAATATCTTTAATCTTAAAAGCTTCGGGTAAACCAGTACTAGGATTCTGTGTCAACCCATCTGGACCTGCCATTGCATTTAATGCTTTAAGTTCCATAGGATTAACATGCACCAGTGTATTATCACCCATACGCCCCTTCATAGCAGCTAATCCCATTAGCCCTGACATTGGTGCGTTCATATTTTGTCCATAAGCCATACTATTTTTCCTTGTTAATTATCTTATTATACAATATATTATTGAAATATACCAGCCCGTTAATTAAAATCTACCCAGCCTGTGCCGCTTACATACCCTCTATATTTACCAGCACTAGCTGCAAAAGCTACATCACCATTAGCAGGACGACCTATTTCACTCACAGATACTACTGTGTATATTTTTGTAGAAGGCTTTCCATCTACTTGTGCATCTCTTGTATCTAGTTCACGAGCAAGCTCATTACCCCAACTACGTAAACTATCATATAAATCTATAATACTTTTTGGTGTAAAGTATGTAGAGAATCTTGGATAGTTAGCCATCTACCTTTCTCCATCAGCCTGCATCGACATACGAACACCACCCCAACGCCAGCCACCAGTATTAGTACCAGATACTTTTACAGTTGCTGCTCTTCCCCTAGCTCTCATATTAACTTTATCTGTGTTCTGTCCTATAACAAAAGGCCCTTTTTCTTTTTTAGTACCAGCAGGATAATCTTTAATTGTTACAAAAAAGTTTATTTGTTGTCCCGCATCAAATGTATAATCAGGTATAAGTTTATCAATAAACATAAGCTGTTTACCTGTATCTAAATCAAACTCTGAAGATTCTAAGAAAGATGTAAGTTCTTTACCATCCCCTGTATAAACATCTTCAGGCTCATTGCTCCATACATACAAATCATCTGTAGCTGATGTGCGTCCTGTCATAAGTGTAGTGCGATACACATTTCTATCTTGGAATGTAGTTACTATACCATCTTCAAATAATTTACCATATACCCATGTGCGTTCTTCTATATTATAAATTACATACGCATTGGGTTCTGAACTATTTGCCAATGGATACAGCCAAATGATTTCTTTAAATTCTGAATTAATACCTGCATAAACTTTCTCTTGGTTAGTTGTGTTAAAATCTTCAAATAGTTTTCTTCTTATTGTGCAAGGCATTGTTTGAACACGACCATCGTAAGCAAAGAAATTATTTTGACCCATCCAATAAGATACACCATCATAGTCAATAGCAGCGTGTGGACCAATCAAACCACAGTTAGAACCTACCTGTGTAAAACTAAATATAAAAGGTGGACCAACAAACTGCTGAATATACATCGCCTTGTCTGTCCATATATTAATAGCATTCCTAGAACGAATAGCACCTACAAGTTTAGCACCCTCAGTAAGAACAACCTCACCAGAAGTAGTGTTAATAGATGGTGTCCAGTTTGTAAAGTCTTCTTGGTCAGACCAACGAACAACCATATTATCAATAGGTGCAGCAGCAGAAGCAGCAAAAGACTTAGTGCCATAACATATTACATGTCTATCATTAGGTGATACAAGAAATGTATTAGCTGATGGAGAAGCAGTTACAACAACAGTCCTAGTTGGAATTACAGATAAACTAATATCAAGATGTAAAAGATTATCACCTCTACGTAAAGCAAGCAGGTCTTCACCCCAAGTATCAAGTGTCCATTGATTTGCTAAAAATGTAATAGCAGATTCAGATGCAGCATCATTCCATCCTCTTGCGCCAACTACAGTAACACCTGCATTATAAACACCTGCACCATAACCTAAACCTTGAATATCATCTGATTGTTGCGTATCTAAAAGAAAATTAATAGACCCTGTAGTACCTTGATTAGAACTTGCACTCTCAGCACTAACACTTACATCAACAAAAAAATGATTAGAACCTTCTATACTTACAGCAGTTTTAGTTCCATTAATATTAATATTACCACCAAGACTTACATTAACATCAGTAAATAATATTCTATCATTAACAGATACAGAGTGAGCGTTAGAACTAACTTTAACTAACGTGCTATTAGTAAATGTTTGAAAGTTACCATTAACACTAACTGTAGATACGATAGGGGTTACATCATAAAAGGTTTCATTCTGAACAGTATACAGTTGTATGTTAGTTCCAAAAGCTTGGTAAGGTCTTGAGTTATTATCTGTCCAAGTTAATAAGTCACGAGCAATACCATTAATATCTGTGTCACTAAACTTTTGGTATCCCCTAAGATTTTCTGGTTTACCCTGACGAAAACGTACACGATTACCGTCATACCATTTACCCTCTTCAGAGTATTGGGTAGACTCCCTATGAAAACCGGGAGCAAAATCTAATTTTATTAATTGTGATGCCATATTAATTAAATTCAAATGTTGTGCTTGTTATATTTGCACCATTAGTACCAAAAGGATTTTGATTTATTGTAGTAGACCAAGACCAAGAAGTTGTTCCGTTTTGAGATAAATAGGATGCATCTGTTCTATTAAAAGTATCTGAGCCAGCATTAGTTGTAAGTTTTAAAGTTGAAAAACCTGAGTTAGAAAAACTTCCTGAAACTTCAAAGTTTAATGTACCTGCGGCAGATGCACCAGATGTTGTTGATTCTGCTAAAACTATTAAATTAGCACCACTTAAAAAATCTACAGAGCTATCACTAACACTACCAAAATTTACACTATTAATTAATGTAAACAAACCTTGTTGAGAGTTACCGTTTTTAAAACCTCTAAAAAAATACTGACCTAAAAAACCAAAGTCAACATTTGTGTATCCATTAGTAACTGTTCCAGAATATAAGTTATCAGCAGCACCGTAAAAATTTGTTATTTTTATTTGACCGCTAGTAGGAACACTAGAATTATTAGATGTATTAGGAACAAGACTACCGCCACGATAATATTCACTTAATGAGTGTGGAGTAGAGCCTCCAAACTCACCTGAAATATCTGAAATTTTTAGTGTCCCTGAACTAGGAAGAGCCATTTACCTTACCTTTTAATTCTTCTATTTCTTCTTTTAAATGTTTAATAGCTTCAATTAAATAACCAACAATATTACCATAAGCAACTGCTTTATATTCAGAATCATTGTAAACAAGTTCTGGTGCTATCTCTTCTAATTCTTGTGCAATAACACCTGAACTTTCTTTATTATCTTTAGTAAAAGAAACTCCTCTCATTTCAAATGCTTTTGTTCCATCTAATGTAACAATATTATCTTTAAGTTTTTTATCAGAAAATGCAGTTACATCGCCACTAGCTACTAAACTTCCTACATTAAGTTGATTACTTGATGGGTTATAATAAAAGTTAGCTGCGCTATCTTTAAATAAGGCTTGATTTCCTGCGCTATCATTAGCAGGTCCAAATACCATTCTATGAGAAGAGCTTGAACCAGTTGTACTTATATTAATATTAGTAGCATTAGTAGCATTAGTAGCATTAACAGCATTAGTAGCATTAGTAGCACTTGTAGCAAAAGCTGCAGTGCTTGCGCTTGTTGCAAACTTAACTGATACTTTAGCTGCAATAGCTACAGTATTAGCATCTATTTCTGTTTTAAGAGTAGCAGATGTACCAGCACTAGCAAACACAGTTGAGTCAGGTTCTTCCATAGTTGTAATGTTTGTACCATCTGTAGCCAACATCATACTACGTCCTTGACCCACACCAGTAACAGCAGTACCACCTGCATTTTTAAACATTAAATTGTAATCACCTGATGTATCGTTTCTTACAAAGTAAATTTTTTCTACTGCTGGCATTACTACTGTAACATCAGCATCAATAGCACCTATAAATTTTAAACCAAAATTACGAGATTGGTCAGTAGTACCATTAATACCTGTTAGAGAAACAGAGGTAGCAGCAGAAACATCTATCTGTTCAAATCCTGCAACAGCTTCATCTACAAGGTCAATAACATTGTTATTAAGTTTTAATCCCCAAGTGTTAGCGTTTTCACCATCAGCTTGTTTTTCTAATCTAATTCTTGTTGTATAACTACTCGGCATCTTCTTCTTTTCCTAATATTGTTCTAACTGTATCTGTTTCATATATACGAATACAAACCCAAACTAACGATAAAAGAGCCGTAGCTTCGGGTATCCATGCCATAAATGCACTAATAGTTACACCACCAGCTGCAACATCGGCTACTTGTTTTGCTTCTTCTGTTATCATAATAGTTTCCTTATTTTACCATATAGTTAGTAGTTTTGCAATGCTATCGCCTTTTCTGATATTGAGAACTCACCGAGCATTTATGCGTTCTCCAGTGCTGTAACTTTCGCTTCTAATGTTTCTATTTTTGCAACAGCTTCTTGTAATGCGGCTGTCAGCAGTGGCACAAGTTTGCTTTGGTCAATACCCTGATAGTTAGGATTACCGTCTTCATCCACCGCATCTTTTTCGCCGCTAACTGCTTCAGGAACAACCTCCTGTGCTTCGTGTGCAAGAAAGCCATCTACTGTTGTGTCTGCGTCTACAATGAAGTTAAAGCGTGATGGATTAAGCAACTTTATCCTTGCAATGCCATCTGTAATGTCTGTGACATTTTCTTTCAGGCGGTAATCAGAAGTTGTTTGATAGGTTGTGCTACTTGCATTTGTTCCAATAAAACCCACTTGACCATTCGGATTTCTTAATTGGATTAACTCTACGCCAGTAGCAACAGAAGCAGAGGACATTTGTATAATTGTTCTATCAAGACTTACTGGTCTTAACGCAGTGCCTTTATTAGTTGACGATGGTAAACCAGTAGTCCCCACCAGCAAATTGCCCGAACTGTCGATACGCATACGTTCTGAACCGCTAGTTTCAAAACTTATAGCGGAACTATTTGCGGCTGATAATTTATTAGGATTTCCACCAGCCCCTGTATATTCTGCACAGGTTATGGAGAACATATTTGCTGAAGAGGTGTTATCTCTAAGTGTGATGGCTTCGAAAGCATCATCACCAGCTAGAGTCAATTTTCCTGAAATCGTGCTTGTGCCGATGCCGACGTTGCCCGAACTGTCGAGGCGCATACGTTCAGCATCACCAGAATTAAACTGTAAGTGATTGGTTGAGTTGTCATAAATCATACCGCCAACAAAATCATCATCTGTGTCACCTAAAAGAACACCAGCTTGTTTGTTGTTTGCGGATTTTATTTGGAGATATGCGTGGTCAGATTTTTGTACTCTTAACTTAGAGTGAGCATTAAAGGCATCACCGGAGTCAGCCCCTGCTAGTATTGTACCAGTGACAGTTGCGTCAGTGTTAACAGTTAAGTCTCCAGTAACAGTCGCATCACTAGTAGTAATACCATTTGTAAATGTGCCGCTAAATACAGAAAACACATCGTAGACAATAACCTCTAGTATATCGCTTGCTGTTGCGCCAGATGCTAAAACAATGCTTGTCAGGCTTGTGTCCGTGTAGTCAGCAGGGTCAAGAAGCACACCATTAAGGTAAACATCTACATATGCACCGTCTGAATATGATAGTGCATTGCCGCTGTCATCAGTATTGAATGTGGTTTGATTAGACGTAGCAGTGTAGATAAACCTACTACGAACTCCGAAACCATCTTGTTGTCTACCTATGTATGCCACTTATGAGTTCTCCAGTGCTGTCAGTCGGGCTTCAATGCTTGTCAAGCGTTGTTCAGTAGCCGCACCAACGAAAGCCAGCAGTTCAGGATAACGAATACCCAAGCGTGTTTTTTCTGTTGCGCCCTCTGGTGCTTCGTCGGCTGTGTTATAGGTGTCTGTGCGAGTGTATGCGTCTTGTGCTTCAGTTCCGTTTTCCTCGTTTGCTTCAACGGCTGGCACATCCGTATATGTTTCATACCATGTATCTGAACAGAAAAAGGCATATTTAGTTGCATCAAGCCCTGCATCGCTCATTGCCGACTGCACCTCTTGTGCGATAACGCCAGCGTGTGTTCTGGCACTGTCACCTTTTGATGTAACCTTATCTTTCCATTTGAAGGTCTTGAACAGTTTGCTGATAGCTTTAGCGGCTGTAATCTCTGCGGATGTCAGGCTGGCAATGTCTTGTTTTTCATTTTGGTCAGATGGTTGAATTGTGCCGTTGGTGGCAAAGATGTCATCAAAACGTGCACTTGATGAACCCAAGTCAATAGCGTTATCTCTACCCGCCGAACCTGTTGATGGATTTATTTGGTTTGAGCCAGCGTTAAATTCAAGATATGTGTCGCTGTAACCGATAGCAATAAATTCTCCAGCACGAGAATTAATCGAGCCAACTAGCGTACCATCTTTGCGAATCTCAACAACATTACCATCGTCTGATAAACGATTAAATCCTGCACAGTGTGAAGCACTTCTTGTTGCGGAGAAAAATCCATCAGCCTGTAACGTGTGACCTGCTGTACCAATTGCGTTAGTTGTTTTGCCTACCAGCAATCGACCCGAATTATCAATACGCATACGCTCACTTGTAGAACTAGACGCACCTGTCTCAAAAATAAGCCCACCCTCAACGCCATTACTTGCCGCCCTAATGCGCCCACGCACATGTTTAGTGCCACTTTCTTGTTGCTCAAAAGCTAGGAAAACACTTGCGCCATCTGCACTTGATGAAAGTTTTAAAGCATTGCCTGATGAGCCACGTTGAATTTCTAGTGGTGTGTCGGGGTCAGTAAGCCCGATGCCGACATTCTCGCTACTATCAATAGTCACAGCCGTAGCGTCAGCCGCACTGCTGTTTATGCGGTTAATGCTATCGGCTATGTCTCTTGGTCTAGTCATTAGAGTGTCCCTTGATTATCCGCAAATGTTTCATAGGCTGATTTTACATCGTCTGTCCACACAGCGTTACACACCGCCTGTACTGATGCATCTTCACCAGAGATGTCTGTATCACCCCAAGTATCACCTGTCTTTGTGCGACAATGCAAAACGTGTCTGTGGTAGGTGCGGCTTATCTCTGCACCATCGTCTTTCACGATTGTTGCCTTGCGAACTTGGACGTTTTTATGTTCGCCCCTTACTTCGCAGTCATATTCAAATTCTTTTGTTAAACTCATTTTAGTCTCCTGTGTTATCGTGGCGGGATTGCCACCTGTCCAACCCGACTTCCAGACGGGTTAATTAACTTACCCTATATCTTACTGACCCAATCAAAAAGGCATTACTTGCATTGCCATTTGATAAAGTGCTTGCGCCGCCATCATCACCTGCATAAAGCCTAAAGTTAGTAGCGTTTTGAAACACATAAGGCATAACCATTCCCGATGAATCTACTGGTATATTAAAGTATGTTAGCGCACCACCTCTTAAAGCTCCTGCTGTTTCATTTACCGCTACATAAGGCAACCCATTAATTTGCACATGCGCTCCCGCATTTGTTCCGCTAAATTGTAAAAAGAAGAAAGCCTCTACAACATTTCCAACTTTTTGATATTTACCAAACTGATATGAATTTGGAAACGTAACACTTGTCCACCCTGCCGCTACAACAGGTGTCCAAGCCCCTTCTTCATAGTCGTCTAATACAGATGATGATGCGTTACTACCAGCAGATGCACTGAAATCAATCCCATTTCCATTTACCAGTGCTTTTAAATTACCGTCATGCGTAAACTGCCAGTTTGATACGGGTGCGCTAGTGCCAACGGCAGTATTGGTTCTGATATTAATATTACCATCTGTTGAAGATGTCATTAGAAAGTCTATTGCCGCAGTGGCATTATTTGCAACATTGCCAGATGCGTCATTTGTAGAAACTATACCCCCATACCTATTTGTTGCCGCATTAGAAAACAAAAGAGCAGGAAAGTCATCTGCGGCTGTAGATTGCAAAGCAAGGTGTGCATCCCAACCACCTGCACGAGTAACGCTTGGTGTTATAGCAACGCCTGCATCTGTTACTGTTGTTGTTCCAATGCCCACCTTGTTCTCAGAGGCATCTACAAAAAGAGTATTAGTATCAACAGTCAAATCATTAGTTATTGTTGCACTAAAAGCAGACAAAGACTGTGCCGCAGGATGACTTGCAGAAAGCTGTATCGGTCCACGATTTACGACATATATATTGTTTGTGCCTGTTACAGGTGCGGCTGTAAATGTAAGTGTAGTGCCATCTACAGAATATGCTGTTGTCGGCTCTTGCCGTATGTTTTCTACAAATACATCAACAGTATTTGTCGTTGCGGCTTCGGACAAAGTAAATGCCGTAGCAGAACCGTTACCACTAAAGGTATCTTTCGATACCGATGTGGTGAAGTTTCCGTCAGCGTTTTGTCCTATGTATGCCATTAATTGTTTTCCTGTTAAGCCGTTATATATGTAATTCCAAAAATTATAGATTTAGTGCTATATTCAGAATAAAGCCTTGCACTTCCACCACTTCCACGCCTTATTTCCATGTTGGTTGAGTTTGGAGCAATAATTACATGGTCACCAGTAAATCCAGTATTAAATGCTATAACACCTGCTTGCCAGCCACTTGATACATTGTGACTAGTAAATGGCAGTGTTATTTTTACTGAGCTTCCATCAGTGTCAGTAGCAAAAATTAGATAAGCCTGTGCTGTAACTTTTCTTCCAATTTTAATGTAAGAAGCATGACGAATTTCCGCTAAAGCAGTAGCAGTACCAGTAAGAGTTGGTATCCAATCTCCTTCCTCATAGTCATCAAGTGCATTCGTTGAAGCAGTGTCGCCGTTGAATGATATGCCGCCGCCTGATTGGATACGTACACGTTCTGTTTCATTGGTTCCAAAGATTATCGAGCGCACATCAGAGTTGTGGTATATCTGCATACCTGTTGCATTAAGAGCAATTGAACCAGTGTAACCATTGCCTGTAATATTTAACTGACCTGCGGCATTATTGTCCATGTTTATATCAGTAGCATTTTTCACATGAAGCGTTGCAAGGGGAGTGCCTTCTCCAACTCCAACTCGATTATTTGTGGCATCAATAGTCAGTGTATTACTGTCTAAATTAAAACCAGTTGCATCTATAGCATCTGATGTAATTTTACTAATCGCCATTAGGTAATCTCCAATATAGACAACGCAACATCACCAGAAGATGCTGTGTTTGTTGTTACCTTCAATACGTCTGATGCTTCCATGACAACCTTTTGGTCGCCACCCACAACAACTAATGTACTACCTACAGGAATAGGAGCAGCTTTAATTAAATAAATATTATCGCCATCATTATTTTCTAATTGTACATCAGCAGTAATTTGTGAAGCAACAATGTTTGCAATAGACAAACCAATAATAGTTGTTTCAGTTGAACTAGGACAAGTATAAATAGTAGCTGGACTTGTTCCAACAGCTGTGTCTGTTTTTATTTTAAATGAATTAGCCATAGCTTATTATACTCCAAAAGTTATCCTAATGCAATGGCAAATGCCACAGCCGCAGCGTTTGCATTAGATATAGATGTAGCCATTGTAGCTGATAGTGAAGGAACTAAAGCAGATACTGTAGCTATCTGTGTGTTACTATTATTAATACTTGTAGCCATCGTAGCTGACAAAGCCGGAACTAAAGCAGATACTGCAGCTATTCTAGTTTCAAGTGTAGCTGATGTTGCTGCACTAGCAGCTGCAAGAGCAATAGTATTAACAGACGCTATAGCATCTAAATTAGTTTTTGTCAATACTGATACTGCAGCAATAGCTGTATTAGAATTATTAATACTAGTTGCCATAGTAGCAGATAGTGCAGGTACTAATGCAGATACTGCAGCAACTCTAGTTTCTAGTGTAGCAGATGTGCCAGCACTTGCAGCTGCTACTGCTATAGTATTTACTGATGCAATAGCATCTAGGTTAGTTTTAGTTAATACCGATACAGCATCTATTCTTGTATTTAAAGTTGCTGATGTAGATGCAAAGGTAGAAGACACTGCAGCTATTCTTGATTCTAGTGTTGCAGATACAGTAGCAATACTAGTAGCCATAGTAGAACTAACTGTAGCAATACGTGATTCTAAGGTAGCTGATAAAGCTGTAATAAGACTTGTATTAGCAGCAATAGATGTTTGAGCTACTGCTATAGCTGAAGTGTTAGCAGCAATAGCAGAAGCATTAGTAGCCGTTACTAAAGCTTTTACAGCAGATACTTCTGCACTTACAGCAGCTATACGTGTTTCAAGAGCAGCAGATACAGTAGCAATACTAGTAGCCATAGTAGAGCTTACAGCAGCTATACGTGTTTCTAAAGTAGCTGATGTGCCAGCACTTGCCGCCGCTAATGCAATTGTATTAACGGATGATATAGCATCTAAATTAGTTTTAGTGAGAACAGATACAGCATCAATGCGTGTATTAAGTGTCGCAGATGTTGAAGCAAAAGTAGAGGATACTCCTGCAATACGTGTTTCTAGTGTAGCAGAAAGTGCAGCAACTGTAGAAGATGTAGCAGCAGGTTCACCACCAACCAGTATATTTGTCGCATCTACTGTTGTTGCACTTATCGTGCCAGCACTAACAGTTGTAGCAAATAAATTACCAGTTCTAAGACTACTTACACTTACATCTTGAAATATAAGCGTACCAGCATTTAAAGAATCAGTTGTAATACTTGTAGCTACAATATTTGTAGCTTGTATATTAGTTGGTTGAAATGTACCAGTAACTTTTAAACTACCTGCAACACTTACATTACCTGTAAATGCAGCAGAAGTTTGAGAAAGTTTTAATGAAGAGTTAGTACCAGCCCCATCCTGAACACGACGAAGTGTTTCATCTATACCACTATTAGAAGCACTAGAATTAATCTGTAACAAATCCTTATAGGTATTTGCAATTTTTTTACCCGTTAAATCTGCCATTTATACTGCGTTCCAATACTTATCTAATAACTCATACTGATAAATAATTGTATGAATTTGGTCTGCATCTTCCCAATTTACATTGCGGTCAAAATTAGGCTCTGGTCTTGCATTCATTACATACTGACTATTATCACGTAAGTCAGGAGATTTGTTTTGTGGATGTATTACTCTATCGTATGACCCATCCCAATCATTAGGACAAACCCACAAGTTAAAACTATTTTTGCGTAATCTACTTCTTGGAAAAGAGAATCCACAAATATCACATTCTGCTTTTGTATATTTACCACGAGCCATTTAAATACTTGGTAGCCACGCAGATACTGGAACAGCCGAAACTAAAGCAGGTCTTTGTGGTCTAGCATCCTTTATATTTTCATCATCTTTAACAGAAGCTATTCTATTTTGAGGATGATTGTTTAAATCATATTTGCCTTCGTAATCTGCAGGACAAACCATCATTCCATAACTATTCTTTTTTAGCTCACGTAGTTCATAGCGAAAACCACAAATATCACAGATGCCTAATGTTTTCCTTGCCATTATACATAGTTCAGACGAGGTGTGATGTACATACTTGCACGTTCTTTATCTTCTTCTTGCGCCCTCATTAGCCTTTCTTCATATTCTTGTTTTAACATTTGAATACGTCCTGCATCTACACCGGGTCGTTTCATAGACATAAAGTAAGCTGTGCCAGCAGTAAGACAAGGTAAGAATCTACGAGACACATCTGCATTTTGGTTTGACCTTGTTACATCTTGTATATATTTTACAGTTTCAAACTTAACAACATCTGTACTATTTTCAGGAACAGGCCATAAGAATACAACAGATTTATCACGTTCTCTTCTAACAGCAAACTGTGTTGGTCTGCCTGTCTGTCCTTTACGAGGAACTTTTAAATACTCCTCCATACTAATACGTTCAAGCTGTAAGTCAATATTACTTCTATTTACTACAGCTTCAAGTACATCAATGTTTTCTGAACCAAGGTCATAGCTAGTTGTGCTTGTTGTTACAGTTACAGCAGTAGTACCAATTGTCCAGAGTTGAATACCACGATTTTGCCAATCTTGTAAAAGCAAATTAATAGACCTACGAGCAGAACGAGGTTCTTCGCCAAGTGTAGCTTCGCCTCCTATCATTTCCATAGCTTCTTGGATTACTTCATCAATGTCCATTGAAAAGCTATATGTACCTGATGTTGCCATTTATGGTCTCCTTGCTTTCTTTTTATTCCTCTTCTTTTTCTTTTTAGAGGGAGGGCGTTTTATTTGTTGTGATATAGAGCTTCTTGATACAACCATAATTATCCTAGTTTAAAATATACTAATATTGCTAATATAACAACACCTATAATAGCAGCAGCTATACCAGCTGTTTGAAAGTTATCTACTATTTCCTGACGTTTCTGTCTTGCTATCCTAGCTCTTTCTTTTTCAGCTTCTTTTTCTTCTTGGATACGCTTGGCTCTTTCATTAATAATCTCTTGCCATGTTCCAAATCCAAATCTAGCATCAACAAGCTGTCTCATTTCATCCATACTTTCTTGAGCTAACTTTGCATCAATAACACTTGTTGCTACATCTTTAGTTTGACCTATTATAGATTTATCGCCAAACCTATCTTTTTGAATTTGTTTCTCACCTTGAAACAATCCGTCAATAGCCCCAGCAATATCTTTAATATCATTTGCAGTTTGTATATTAGATTTAATAAAGTCAACAGACTTTTGTACTAATGCAATACCTGCCAATCCTGTACTGATGGGGTCCACTTATTTATCCTCTCTATTACCCTCTTTACCATTTAACTTTATGACTCCAATATTTTGCACTTAGTTTTGTTGTAGGTTTACCTTGTGCATTATGTCGTGCATAATAAGACCGCTTACGAGCTTTATCTTTTGCAGTTGTTGGGTTCTTACCAGCACCTCTAACTCCTTGCTGACCAAATCGAATAGTCTTTACTTTGTCACCCTCTTTAGCCACAACAACATGAGATTTAGTTTTGTGATTAGGAGTGCGCTTTGGTTTATTATAACCAGTTACTCCTGCTTTTGCTAATCTTGGGTCTTTCTTTTTAGACATTAATATAACCTATTATGAGGTGCGCCGCCTATTTTACCACCCTTTTTTCTTTGAACAGGTTTAGCAAGTTTTGCTGGAATTTTTTTATCATATTTCTTATAAAGTTGTAATAATTTATTATTTCTTGTTTCATCTTTTAAAGCCATTCCTCGAATATTTTTAAGTTCAGATTCAAAAGTTTTTGGTTTTGCATTTTCTACTTTTGGTTTTTTTGCTGTAGATTTTTTCATTCCTGCTTTTTTTGCTGCTTTTATCAAACTAGATATTGCCATTTTACTTCTCCTTAGTATATTCTATTGTGCGGTGCTTTACCAATCTTACCACCTTTTTTAGCTTTACGATATTGTGCTGTTTTCTTTGCTATAGCTTTAGGCTGCTTAACAAATTGCTTTCCTGCCTTAGTTCCTTTTCTTTTAGCTCTCGAAGTCGCCGCATATTCCTGTGGGGTGAGTGCTTTAATAGCCGCCTCTGGTAAGTATCTTTCGCCCGTCTTGCTTGACTTCTTACCACTCTTTGTTCTCCATTTTTGTTTTGTCCAGTTGGTAAGAGACTCTTGTGACTTTGATTTTGCCATATATCATACTACGATTTGTAGCCTCCACCTGCATCTTTATAAGCTTTTGCAAGCATCTGAGCTTTACGAGCAGACCACTGACCCGGCTTGCCGCCCTTACTACCAGCTTTAATACGATTAAATTGACGCTTTCTCATTTCTGGTTTAGTATAGTTACCTGCTTCGTTTACACGGCTTCCTGTTTTTAATTTTACAGTAGATAAAACTTTAGATTGTTTAGCATGTGTTGCACTAGCTTTTTTTAAACCTTTAGCAACTTTATCAATTTTATCTTGATTAATACTGCTACCTTCTTTTTTATAAGCAATACGTCCACCTTTAGCTAAAGAAACACCCCTACCCATAAGGATATCTTTTTGAGTAACTTTACCATCACCAGTTAAATCAGGAAATTTTTTTGCCATTATATTGACCTTGCTGCTCCTTTGCCTTTACCTGTAGGACGACCATTAATTAAACCACCAGTGCTTTTAAAAACATAAGAACCATCTTTTTGTTTTTTTCCACCTAACTTATTCATAACATTTTCAACACCTTCTTCTTTAAGAAGTTTTGTAGTATCCATAGCATCTTGGTCTACAGTTTTTTGTTTTCTGGTAGGATTACTTTCTTTTCTTAATTTTTCATCACTAGAGTTACTCATTCTTTTTCCCATTATCTTTTCGTTACCTTTCCACCGCCACGAAGAGCTACACCCATTCCACGAAGTTTACCGCCCCCTGACTTTTTAGTAGTTCCAGATTTAATGCCTTTTCTTTTAGAAAGAACATCAGAATAATCTGTGCCTTTATAAGTAGCAGGTTCTCCTTTTCTTTGTTTACTAATTAAACTTCTTTTAACACCTATAACAAACTTATCATACTCTGTTTCTTTTTGGTCTATCTTAGATAAAGTATTTACGCTAGGTCTAGTATCACGTTCTCGTATAACGCTTTTACTACGCTTTTGCATTTCTCTTTTTACATCTTTAGCTCTACCTATTCTAGCTTTTGCAGCAGTATCTGCTTTTACTTGTTTTTTAGTTTGCTTACTTTTAGGCGCACGAGCATCTTTAGACTCAGGAGTAGTTTTATCTCTAGCTACAGGTTTTCCTTTATCATCCATTATTGGTTTCTTTTGTTTGCCTTGTTTTTGAAGAAGAGTTCTTACAAGTTTACCTTTTGACATTATTTTATTACCTTTCCACCACCTCGAAGAGCTTTACCCATACCACGACCTAAAGTACCGCCCTTCTTTTTGGTTGTAAACATTTCTACTAAATCTTGAATATTTGATTCTGACTGAGGTGAATCTTTACCTCTAAGAAACGCAGCAGCTTGACTACGCTCATATTCATAAAGAGGGTCACGTTGTGAACCACGTTGAGAACCTCTAGCTCCTACATCTTCTACACCACCTGCTCTTGCTTCTTGTGATATTCTTCTTTCAAAAGCTTCTGTAGTTTCCTTACCCTCTGTAAGTTTACGAGCTTGTCTTCTTTTTTTTCTATCAGTTTGTGATTGACGAAGTTCACGAAGAGGTTTAGATGTTTGACCTTTTAATTCTTTTTCAACTTCTTTTCTATAAAATGCTTGCATTGAACGAGGAAGCTCACTAATTTCTCCACCACGTTTAAGAAAGTCTTTGATAGATTCAGTTTTTTTAATTTTACTAGTAGCCTTTTCAAACTTTTCATATGCTGCCTTCGCTTTATCTTCTGCCCTCATTTTTTGACGGCGGCGAACTCCTGTAGCTCCCGCACCTTTACTTTTTATTTTTTTATCTTTTAATTTTTTTTCTGCATCACTTTTTTTCTTTTTACGTAGTTGCGCTTTCGCAAAACGTTCTTTAGCTTTTTCAGACTTAACTGCAGAGTCAACAGCTTTTTTACCAAATTGTTTATTAGCAGCTGCTTTACCAAGGCTTGCTATTGCTTTTATTATTTCTGTTTTACCTGCCATTACAATCCTCCTTCGATTGTGTTATCGCCGCCACCTGTCGAAGCAGGAGTTTGCATATCATCACGGCGTGTTCTTCTTGATTGGTTACGCAGTAAACCTACTGAGTTTTGATATTGTTGTTCATATACTTGTTTAGCTGTATAGTTTTTCATAAAACCTAAAGCCTCTGACATACAAGCTGCATACAAAGCGTCATAACAAAACTCACTAAAGTAATTACTATCTGTTGCGCTAGTCAAAGTTGTTGGCCTAGTAATGTATACAAGTTCTCCGCTGTAATCAGCACTAGCTGTAGGGGCAAAACGAACTTGCGTATTTGTTCTCTTTGCATAGTACTTGGGAGTTCCAGTGCTTGCTGATACAGGCCAGTAATCATTTATAAATTCATCCGTTCTTTGAAGTAAATTAATTTTAGTGCCATTGTTTGTAATATTAATATTCTTAACTAGTCTTGTTCCTGTTGGTAATGTATAATCATTTGTTCCAGCAGAAAGCGTAATAGATGTCACAGTTACAAGACCATAATCATCAAGAGCTTTTGTTAGTCTCTCTTCTGCACGATTAACAAGTTTAGGAATATGATTGACAAACTCTGTGCCATCATTTTCTGTAGTCTCAATAATATCATTTACAAGATATGTATAATTAGCCATAATAAATAGTCACAGTTGCTGCGCTAACTGGTAAAGCAACAGATACAGTTCCTGTCATTCTAATACCATTATCACTATAGCTTTGGTCTGTTAAATCATTTGCTGTTGTATTTGTAAACTTAATTATATTACCTGTTACAGTACCAAAAGGGTCTGTAGATGTTCCAGCAATTATAAAGTCACCAACACCTGTAGCATGAATAGCACGTATTCTTGTATCTTTTACAGCTTTTCCAGTTGCCGCATCAACTGCATCTCCTGACGTAGACACAAAAGATACTCTAACATTTGTTGTCATATTAATACTCCTAGTTATAATCAGATACACCTATTATACACAAAAAAAGGGAAAGATACAACGACCTTTCCCCATAAACTTTAATTAAGTTTTTATAGATAAACTAGTTCTTAGGAAGAACCAGCATTACCAAAGTAACCTCTCCAATCAGAGAAGCCAAAGCTATAACGCTCACGAGCTTTAAAGCGAAGGTTTCCTGTATCGAAATCTGGTTCCATCTTAGTTTGCAGTGGTGAACGTACAAACATTTTAGCACCATTCGGAACATCAGTTTTGATGTAGAAGGCATTAGTATCCGTGAAACGGCGGTTCACAAAGAACCCACCCGGCATAAGACCTTGATTACGAATGGAGTTAATGTCATTAACATTTGTTGCACCATTAGCTGCAGTTGTTGGGTTAACCCCAATTGTTGTTGACATTGTGCTGTTCAAGATTTGGTCAGCGACAAATGCCAAGTCAGATGGAATGTGGAGGCTTTCGGCTTGTGCGCCGATTAAGATACCACGGTCATCTTTGATTTTGGAAATGCTGATAAGAGCAGTTTCCAGTGAAGCTTCTGACAAGTCAGCACCTGTAAGCAGGTTGCTTTGGTTGCCATCACCGATAGTTGGGTGCGAAGCGGAGAAGAACGGTTGTCCATCACCACCAGCAAAGCTTGCGTTAAAACCATTGTTAAATACATCAGCAGCTTTAACTTGTTTTGTATTAGCCATAGCACGAGCCAAACCTTTGGCACGTAACTTGGCGAATGTGTCATAAAGATTATCTTCCATAGCTTCTTCTGTGACAGCGAATCCAAGAGCAATAGTCTCGTGTGTGTAACGAGATGTAAAGCTTTCAGAAGCATCGTCATAAGAAACAGCAGCACCTTCACCTTTTACAGGTGCAGTGCCGAAGCCTGTGAAGAGAACCTCTTCTTCAAATGCACGGTCACTGTTTTCAGTTTCAAACAGTGGAGCGTGTTCATCAGAGACTTCCCCATACTCAAGGCCGAACACGGCGTTAAGACCAGGGAGAAGCTCTTTTGCAATACTTGCACGATTAATAGCCATTATTATTTATCTCCCTTAGTTAGTTGTAGTTACTACGGCTGAAGTTACAACATTCTGATAATCGGTAGCATCATAGTTAAATGCGACTTCCAATTTAGTGAATGCATCTCCAGCAGCGTTATTAGGCTCATCAACAATATTGATGATACGTAGCAAACCATTTGTAGTTTTACCAGTTGTACCAGCAGTTGTTTTAGCAACAATGGTTGATTTACCAGTAAAGGTAGAACCACCAGCAATTGAGCTAACTTCTACATTTCTTCCTACAATGCCAGCGGCAACAGTAGCGTTTGAAGAAATGATGTAAGTTTGTCCAGGGTTATCATTTACTAGACCAACGATATCTGTAGCAGACACGCCAGAATAATAAGGTTTAAATTTTTGTTCCCCGTCTTCGACATAACGACAACCTTGGAAAGTACCTACAGGCACTTCGGTTGAGGTTACACACGGTGTAAGTGTACCAGAGGCAATACGTACAGGCGTACCTGTATACATTGCTGTAGCACCTGAAGCAATAGGATATTCATTCAGGCCGTTACTGTTTGGTGCAGCACCACGAACACGAGAAGGCTGAAGTCCAGTGACTTTAGTAGTAGACATATATTTTCTCCTTCAGTGTCTAAGTTTCTGTAACTAAACTTCGTTTTCCTTTTTAATCAAATTGTGGAGAACGGCCTTTAGTTACATTTGTTTTACTTGAGTTTGAAATAGGCATACGGCGGTCACCAGCATTCTCAAGCTGTGAATTAACAGCATGTACCATCTCCGCAGATGCATTTTCAAAGTGTTTTTGTCGAGCCATAGCTTTGCCTTTCGGCATTTTGACAAGGGCTAAATCTCCTCGACATATTGTACCTTTGTAACGACCATCATCCTTCACCATTGAAGTATGTGCCATTTCAGGAACTTCATCCAGATTAACAAACTCCCAGCCTTCAGCTAGTCGCTTACCTACATTTGTATAGTCATCCTGTCCTTTTAGGGTTATACGTATCCAACGAAGTGTCATTCCGTCATTTGTAAATCTATTGTTTACAGAATCAGGAATATCTAAAAGATTAGGTTCACGATATTCGTATGTTTCTTGTTCTCTGGTTTCCAGTTCACGACTCTGTGTTTCTCGTGTGTTTTTACTTGTCATCGGGTTTCCTCCACGCTATCGGTTAATTGTAGTATATTCGCCATCAGAATTTTCAACTTTGAGTTTCTCGGCTGCATACTGTTCAAGTGATATACCCCACTTATTAGCAAGACGTACATCCTCTTGTGTGAGTTTTACTTTCTTATTTGATGAGGTTGATGGAGTGCGTGAAGCTCCAGCGACCACTTGAGCAGGTTGTGACGTTTCCTGCGGTACGGGGTTGGTAGTATTATTGCCACCAAATTTATGTGGAAATGTATTAGCAATACGCTTATCTACTTCCATATAAAATTCATCTTCAGAAGGGTTATATCCTTCTTCTTTTAGCTGCGCATCAATTGCAAGAGCAGCAGCTGTCATAACTTGGTCTGAGTTAAACCATTCATTTTTATGCGCCCATATAACGGCCTTTTCATCGTATCCTTGATAAGCAGGTGCTGGTTGAACAGCTTGTGGTTGCGCTTGTTCTTGTTGTACTGTATAAGAATCTAGTTCTTTTTTATAGTCAGCAAAACGAGTAGTATCCTGTTGTGCAGAATTTAAAGCTTCTTGCGCTCGTAAGATTAAGTCAGAGTCTCCGCTATCTACAGCACGTTTGTAAGCATCTCTAGCTAATTCAAGTCTCTCTTTAACTTGACCTTCAGAAGATGTTGCATTTTCTAATAATGCTTTTTTATAATTATCTTCTTGAGACTGCAGCTTTAACTGCATTTCTTTATTAGCGGCAACTAATTGTTCTACTTCTTCTTCTCGTTCTTTTTTTTGTTTTACAAGTTGCCTAATTCTTTTCTGTGCGCCTGAAGTCTCTATACCATCAAGTTCTTTTGGTTCTTGTAATTCAGTAGTTTCTTCAACAGAAGTTTGAGGTTGTTCTTCTTGTAAAGGAGCTTCTTCTTTTTTTTCAGGAGCTACAGCTTCTACCTGTTGCTCTGGCTCTTCTCCTTCTATTTCATATTGTATTTTTTCTTGTTCGTCAGCCTTTGTAGGCTCAATCGTAGACCATTCAGTCTGTGACATAGTTTTACTCCTTTTAACGTCCACAGCGAAAAAGACGAATTACGCTGTTCATATGTATATATTATATATTATAAATTATTATTTTGCAATAGTGCTTACTTAGATAAATTATAGGTAGGGTCTAAATCTTTTGAATCCTCGACTACCATTTTAACATCGTCATCGAAAATAAGCAATAGCTGAGTGCCTTTATAAAAGAACTTAGTACCACTATGCTTTCCATAACAAATATAGTCACCTTCTTTACACCAAGGACGACCTTTAAATTTATTATCAGCATAAGCAAGATTACCCACTCGTAAGACCCTGCCCACTGTAGTAAGGTAGGCCATATCCGATTTGATAGAGTCAGGTAGTATGATTCCACCTTTAGTTTCAGATTTAACAGATACAGGCCGTACCAAAACATTATAACCTGGTATTTCAGGTAAAATTTCTGGGTCAGGAACTTCAGCATCTGTAATCCATTCATCATTTTTTATTGCATTAGAAATTGCTTGCATATTAATCCTCTTCGATATATCTATTGGTAGTATCTTTAATTATACTAATTGAAATCTCAAAGCCATTGATTTTTCCAACAGCTTCACGATAACTAGGATAATCCGAAACACTTCCATACGCAAGCGAATTTTTTACTTCATCAATTTCTTTTTGAAGTTCTTTAACTAAATTTTCATAGAGTGTCAAATATTTTTACCTTCTTTAATAAAGTTCATTAAAAGATTTGCAACTACTTTTGACTCCTCTAGTTCATTGCTCTCTTGTGCCTTCATTAAGTCACCAATCAAGTCCATAGCTTTGAGAACACGTTTATTATTTCTGTCCTCTTCTTTCTGAGCATCCTTTAGTGCGTCACTAGCACCAGCTTTCTGCGCATCAAGAATAATTTTCTGTTCTTTTAAATCAAGGTCACGTTGTTTAAGCGCAGCATCAACTTGTTTATTAGCCATCTGAGCTTGTACTTTATCTTGTTCAACACCAAGGCGTTGTGATTCTAGTTGTACCATTTGAGCTTCAGGTGTACCAGCTTGTTTTTGTTGTGCCATAGCCATACCTGCTTGCATAATTTGTTGTGCAGCTTGTGCTTGCATTGCAGCAACGGGGTCAGGCATTTGCGATAACATAGCCGCAGCTTGTGGATTTTGCATAGCTTGCATAGTTAATCCTTCAATTTGCTCTTCATATTTTAACATTGCATGTTCTGATATATTAGCTTGTAACGCACCAGCAACTTTAGCAAATGCAGGATTTGTTTGTTGATTCATTGGGTCTTGTATATAAGAACCTTTAACCTGCATATGTGCATCATGGTTCTGTCCTTTAAATGCTTTGATAGGAGTTCCTTTATTAGCGTCTTTAATATCTGATAAAGGGTCTTGGGGCATTGCTTCTTTTTTCAAAGGCATTATTTTATCTACATTAGGTACGTTTGCAGTTGTAAGAAGCATCCTATTAATTTCTTCCATATCAAACATGTCAGGAGGAGACTGTGCTGCAATCTGTTGTACCATTTGAATAAGCATCATACGCTGGGCATTTGATGGAATATTAGGGTCAGATATTGGAATAATATCTACATCACCATTAAAGTCTTTCTTAAATATTTTTTCAAGACAACCCGGAAGTTTATAAGGATACTCATTAGGTAGATACTCATAGTCAACACGAGCAAGAATCTTAAACTCATCTCCCTGTGCCTTGTGTAGTCTTTTATGAATAGCAGTAAAGAATTTACTTGAAGCCTCAAGCAATGCCATAGTTGTGCCTACAGGACCATAGCCTCCACTGTCTGAAATTACTTGTTCTGTGGAGTCTGCAAATTTTTGACCAGCCCCTGTAACAAAACTGAGCATGTTAAACAAAGTGCCAGAAGGCTCTTTAAAGGGAAGAGGAACAATAGCCTTAGATAGGTCAACGCCCGTAGCTTCCACTTCTTTAAACTCACCCGGAGCAATCGGGTCATTGTCACCCACGATTCGTACTCCTTTAGCTTTAAATCCACCCGGTAGATTAGCAAACTGCCCTGCGTCCAAAAGACTGCGCATAGCAGCAGTGGCAGACATAGTAAGATTCCCAAGAAAGTGAATAAGCCCCAGCCCATAGAAACCAAAACCAGGAACATATCGGTAATGGGTGAAGTGCATCTTCTTCTCATATCGTTCATCTCCCTCATTCCAATTACGGCGAATAGATAAAACAGAACCACTTGATTGTTCTATAGTTACAATATAAGGACATGCGGTTTTACCTTCATGCATTTTATCTTCCGGCAGTTCTAGATAACAATGTTGTTCAAGTAATACATACTGAGGGTCATTGTCTCCTGCTGGTGATAAACCTAATACATTATCCATCTTAGATGCCATACCAGATAATTCAGGTATACCAGCATTAGGAAGTTCAATATCAGCATACATGCCAGCTTCCATACAACGAGCTATATCAACAGGACTACGATATATAACATGTGTATATCTATCTGCCCTTCTAAGGTCGGAAGCATAATAAGATACATAGAATTGGTCAATAGGAACAAACTCAGAGACAGGACGACCAAGACTTGAGTCATAGTAAATCTTTTTAATTGAAGAGCCAATCAAAGGTAAGTGAAACAACATACGTTCAAACTCATCAAAGTATTCAGGCATCTGTGTTGTAACTTGATAGTTCATAAAGTTTTGAACACGATTAGCTTGTTGTTGTTTTTCTACTGTAGCATTACCAAGCACTTGGGCTTTTACTGGTCCTTTAGAAGGAAACAGTTCTTGTGATGCTTTAGATTGAAACTTAACAGCTGACTCAATAAGCAGTGGGTGAACAGCAGTAGCAGCCCCTTCAAAAGGTTCTGTAGTATCTTCTAGTTTTAAACCAAGAAGGTCAAAACCACGTTCAAACATAGACTCCCATTCAGCACGAGAATCTTTATCTGCTTCAAATTTATCAATTACTGTATGACCAATTTCTTCTAACGTATCTTCATCTAGTTTATCTACAAGGTTTTCATAAAACTCAGACTCAATTTCAATTTCAACTTCTATCTCCGCACCTTCTGCTTGGAAGTCTACTTCAACCTCTCCTGTTTCAGGGTCAACTTGATAGGAAACATTAGCAGACATAGGGTCTTCTGCTTTTATTTGTATTACATTATCAGTTGGTATTTGGTCGTATGGATTTTTTTCTGTAGCCATTATGCTTTCCTACGTTGTTTGGTTTTCTGTTTCATGTCATTTATATACTTTCTATAAATTGAAGCAGATTGTTTTTTACCAGCAACCTTTGCTCTTTGTTCCATTGCAATAGCAGCTTGTATTTTATGTGCGTGTGTTTTACCACTACGCCGTATCTTAGTAACACTAGATTTAGAATTAGCAGGTGTGTCAAACTTTAAACCACGGATAGTACCTTTTGGATTCTCATCAGTATACAGGTCAGAGTGTTTCTTACTCCCTGCAGGTTGTCCCTTCTTTCTTGGTATACGTGGTTTATTCATTATATAAATTATCAAATATTCTATTTGTGTCTAGTGTATAATCTAAATCACTTTTACTATAATGTGTGTGAGCAGAAGGTTTAAAGTCTGGTGCGCCTTCTCCTGTTTCAAACCAAGCAGGGTGTGTTACTCTTACTCGATTATTAGGTAGTGCAACAATATTACCTGTCCGTTCTCCTGCATCTAATAAACACATAACATGACTTTGCTTATGTTGTGCAGGGTCATCCGCTATTTCACTTTCTGTATAGTCAACAGTAAATAAATAATTAGCAGGATACATGTTACCATCTATCTTAGCTAACCACGGACAAGGTGTTGCTCTATCTAGAACATACACTGCATGGTGGTTTGAGGAGCAATCCCAAGGTTGAGCATTATGAACATCCATAGGTTCAGGCCACTCTTCTAAAGGAACATCTCCTACAAGAGCCGTGATAGGCATCCTAGCCCACATAGCTCCACCATGTACTGTGTCCTCTTCCTCTCCTTCTGGTGCTATACCAGTAAAAATAACTTGAAAACTTAAACATCTATTTGGCATTGTTGTGACAGCAATTGCCATAGCGTGTAAAAACTCTCCATGATAAGCTTCGTGGTTATGGGTATACTCACGACGTACCCAACATTTAAAATGTGGGATATTGCTTTGCAGGTAAGCCATTAAGCTTTAACCAACTTGTACCCCTTTTTCTTAGCTTCAGTCCGTAGTTTTGCTACTGACATTCCTGAAGCCTTGCCTCCCTTACTCATCATTTTACTTTTCATTTTACCACCAGCACGATAACCTTTGCTTTTCATCTTGCCGCCAGCACGATAGCCCTTGCTTTTCTTTTTCATAACCATTTAACTTACTCCTAATAAATTATGGATGACCTTATTATAGCACTAAGTCCTCCAGTATCCAACCCTCTTTTGTCTACGGGGATTATAATCATCTTCCCAGCTAGGGTCTTCAGGATGTGTCACGTTCCAGCTATCCTTCATATAATGTATTGCCATAGTCATTGCATCTACTTGGTCATCGTGTGCGCCATTTGGAAATGCTAGACACTCATCAAATAAATCCTTTGCCCATTCTTTACCGCTTGGTATGTAAAGCCGTCCTGATTCCATGATTGGTGTGGCAGAATAAACACGAGATACCTTATCCCTGTCAGGCATATACTCTAGTACAGGTAGTCCGGCTTTACGCATATCTTGTATTAAAGATTGTCCTGATGCTTTCTTTTCTACAATACATATATCGGGTTTATGTTTTTGAAAAAGAAACTGTGCTGTACGCCGTAGGTCTGGATATTCAAACCTATCTTTTACATTGCCAAGTAAAATTAGATTAGGTACTACTGACTCTATGCCATATTCATCTTCTTCGACTTGGTGAAAGATACCCCACGTTTGGATGACACTGTAGTCTGCCGTCTTCCTTGTCGAGAAGGCTGTGTCATAAGTCTGGATAACAATCTCGCATTGCGGTGGGTCTTCATACTCCCACCACTCAAACCAGGATTTCTTGATAATCCCACCTTCATCTGGTGACGGATTTTGCATGTACAAAGCGTCCCAATACCTAGACCCATTACTAGCCCGTATTTCTTGTTCATCTGTTCTTAATACCTCATCTGGTTTCCACTCAGGAAAATAACTACCACCTTCTTCTAAACCTAATAGGTTTGCAGCTGTCTCGTCTAGCCATGCTGGTATACTAATTACTTCCCATTTGTTTTCTGTTAATTCATTTTCTTGTTTTAATAACCAACCACACAAATCATCGTAGTGATATCTTGTATTAATAATAATAATAGCACCATTAGGCATTAAGCGTGTACGTAGACCACTAGGCCACCATTCTTTAATGTACCTACGCCCTGCCTCTGAGAATGAATCCTCCTCAGACATAACATCATCCAGTAATGCTAGGTGCGCACCACGACCAGCAATCTGTGACCTGACACCTGCAGCATAGTAAGAACCATTATGATTAGTCTTCCACTTACCAGCAGCCTTCACATCACTCCGTAGGGACACACCCTTGAAGATACGTTGGAACTGTTCATCATTAACTATATCCCTAACACTACGCCCAAAGTCACTAGCTAGTTGGTCACTGTGTGAGATAGACATAATCTCGTGATTACTGAAATGTCCTATATACCAAGATGGAAATAGTTTACTTGTTATTAAAGATTTACTAGAACGAGGTGGCAGGAATATCATTAACCTTTTTAAGTCACCCTCCGCTACTTTCTGTAGTCTATCACATAATACTTCAATATGTCTTCCCATCTTAAAGTCTGTTACAAGGGTGGGGGCTACAAGTCTTACATAAGTTAAGAAGTCTTGTTTAGATTTCTTTTGTATATATGTTTTAAGTGTATTGTTAAAACCTATATGGGCTTCTATGGGTGTAGTAATAATGTCACTGTCTTGCATAAATAATACTCGTGTTGCATAAATGATGTATGTAAGCCTATTGTATGTCGAAAAGAAACATGCTAAAATATTCTTACTTTAATTTAAGGGGTGCTTAATATAACACCCGCTAACATTATTCTATTATACTTACATTATCTTTTTTATACAAGTTATATATACATAGATATTAATAAGAACTTCGGCTACCCCGCCGGAGTTTTTTTTTATTGTGAGAAACCTCCTATTTTACTCCGCTACTAACACCCCCATATTACAGTTTTTAAATGTAGAACTACTTTAGAAATATACTTTGTGAGAAAGTTCCTAAATTTACTCAGTATATGTCAGGGGTATTTTATATATATGTATGCTCGTGCGTTTTGTGTGTAGGGTATGTGTCATATGTGTCACAGATTTTCTGAAGAAAATAGGAAAGAATCCTTTTTAGTGACAAAAATATCACAGTGTTGCAGAGATGACACAGTAAAACACATAGAATATGTGATGAAATTACAACATTCACACAAAGTGTGTCTTAAATGCAACATATCACCCTGTTTATAAAACAGACAGTACACCCTCTACCCTATATATTATTTAATAAATCCAATGGTTTATAAAATAATTTCATATATGTGTTGACATGTGTTGGAAAAAAAGTTAATAAAATAATAATTTATTTATTTATGAATAAATTATATATTTATATTAATAAGGATGAGGAGTTGATTATGAATATTGTGAAAATGTTAGCAGGATTTTTTATGGTTTCATCAGTATGCATATTGTTACTTGCGGTAACAAACAATGACGTTGTCATTACCCTGTTGTTGTTAATCATTGGGTTATGCGTACTGTTTGCAGGATTTATAATGCTTGATGCAGCCAAGCTCAAGCGTAGGCATCCACCACTCACTGAAGGTGAGCAACGCAAGCTGGATAGTTTGTTAAAGCAACTTGATGAATTGAAACACGAGATTGAAAGCAAAAATGCTTAATAAAATAATAATTTATTTATTTATGAATAAATTATATATTTATATTAACTTGAGAGGAGTTAGTCATGGACGGAACACATAATATCTTTTATGTAGAAGAACTACATAACCACGGAAGTCAAGAGGTAGTGTATGGTGTATACCATTGCTATGATGGGGTTGTCTCAATATGGGACAATGAAGACATTGCCAATGGCATGGCAGATGATTACGAAAATGGGTCTATCTATTAAGATAGTCCCAACAACCTAATGGAGTGTAATATGTATGATGTAACTACTGGTAAAAAATATCCTGATTCTCTTGAAGAACTTCAAGCAGAAATCAATGAGAACATCAAGGAACTTGCCAAGCAGGTTGTGGATAAATATCCACATGTTTACTGTGAGGTGTATCACGAAAAGATTACGGATGAATATCCGAACACTTCTGCTGAAGTGCAACTTGAAATCTTTTCGGCGGCACTTGCATATAATGACGAAAAGGCAGGTGTATAATGGTTGAATTTATCGTAGATATTATGGCTATCTCAAGCATCTTCATGGGCTATGTCATACTTATGGGAAAATAATACGGAGTATTAACATGTCTAACTATAACTTATTATCTGTTGGCAATAATGCCAAGACTGTAAAGGGTGATGGCTCAGAATATCTAACAGCCATTCTATACCTAGCACCAGCCGATAACGTGGAAGGTGTAAACCTATGCCCAACTGCTGAACTTGCAGGATGCAAGAAAGCATGTCTGTATACTGCTGGTCGTGGCAAGATGTCCAATGTACAAGCTGGACGTATCCGCAAGACTATCATCTGGCGAGACAATCGTGTTGCATTTTTGCAACAGATAAGAGAAGATATTGCAAAGTTTCAGCGATACTGTGAGAAGCGTGATATTCAACCAGTCGTAAGACTGAATGGCACATCAGATATTATGTGGGAAAATCATATTGATTTAGAGAATGAGTTTCCAGATGTTCAGTTCTATGACTACACCAAGATAATCAAGCGTGTCTATAAGACACTACCTAAAAACTATCACCTTACACTGTCATACAGTGAAGCCAATCCAAGATATGCTGATGAAGTGCTGAAAGCATATAATGCTACAGGATGTAACATTGCTGTTGTCTTTAGACACCCTGCATCAGAACTTGTAAATTGGAGAGGCCTGCCTGTACTTGATGGGGACAAGGACGACCTACGCTTTCTGGAT